TCAAGCCCGCACAGAAAACGAGCGCTTCACCCCGCGCTACGGCTTCGACAGCACGCAAGACATCACCACGCTGGGCAGCATCATCCCGGTGGTCTATGCCTTGCGTGAGGCAATCAGCGGCACCACTTATGGCGGCGTGCGCGTCAGCACTCCGATGCTGTGGTCGCAGATCTACAGTCTCGGTGGGTCGCAACTGCTGCGTGCAATCTTTCTAATCGGCGAAGGCCCGATCAGCGCCGTGGATGCCGGCAATTTCGCCTCAGGAGGCAACACACTCAGCAGCTACGACTTTGGCGATGCAACTGCAAATCAGGTTGGTTCGCGTCTTGCTGTTTATGGCCGATATGACAGCGGCTTGACCACGCGGATCGCTTCGGGTGATCAGATCTATGGCCGCAGCGCCTCCACTGATGCAGGCAATGCCGAGAACGATGGCGGCGGCGATGTGTATCAAGTCTGGCGAAATGGCGCATGGCAGCCTGACTTCTGCTCTGCCACCAGGCCCGGCAATCAGACCACCTTTGGCGTCTATGCCCTTTGCGGCAACGACTTTGGGATGCGCACGAATCCGAGTTTCGTGCCTCAGGTTCGTGCCCAGCTGATCCCCGAGGGCGACGATGGCGACGCCAAGGTCAAGTGCGTTGTTGATGATGCGGCATGGTCGCAGCGCCTGAAGGCTCGGGCATTCTTTGGCTCCCGCAGCGGCATCACATCCAGTGGCTTGGGCAGCATTGGCGGCACCACCAGCTACACGCTGTTTGCGAGCAGCGACAAGAACACCGCTTTTAGCCGCGACCTAAAGAACCTGGAAACAATCAGCGACTGGGTACTAGAAAAGAAAACAATTATCAAAGACGGTGCAGGCGTCTACACCAAACCCAGCAGTAGGAGATGGAACAACATTTATGACAGCACCCGCGACCAATCAACCTCTATTACAACGCTTGAAAATAAAATATCGACGACTATTAACAGCGTCAATGTAGACGCAAACGGCAAGGGCACCCTTAACGTAACTATATCTTTTAACATCACAGGTTTTTACGATGACAACGATGGCACCGATACCATTAACGAAGATCTAGAGACACTTAAGTCTGCACGTTTTCAGCTTAAGTGGCGGAACCCACTAACGGCCAACGATCCCGAGGACGATGTGGTTGTTAAATACAACTTGAAAATCCTAGTAAGAAGCCGCACAAAACAAGAATTCGAGACTGGTGGAACTATCGCTGCGCCAACGGTCACCTTCGGAACAGTTAATGGCGTAACGGTAGTCACAGACGTGACAGGTGGCGGAGGCACTGTCGACGACATTACGACAACAAACACCCGCTTTAAACCTACGTTCAAAATTCGTGGCTCTGGAGTAAACGCCGTAAATGAAGATTCTGCAACAGTTATCTCCATTACCCGAGATCTCAAATTCAACGCCAAGAAAGCCTATATCGAAAAAGCCGAGGACATCGCATCAACAGTCGCCGGCCGTCAAAAGGCTTGGGATGATTCCCTAATCGAAGGCGAGCTTTACAAGATCGGCTCTGGCCTTGCTGTTTGTGATTCCCGCAGCTCTGGCGTGTTTATCTCTGAGGCAGACACCACCGGAGGCACCACAAACGCCATCACCGCCACCTTCAGGACTGTTCGCACCGGAACGGTCAACACCAACACCCAGGCGAACATCGAGACATCAGGCCTCGACTGGGTAAACACCGATTCGGCTTTGCGTGAGTGGCGCAACGTCGCCACAACCGATGGCCACATCTTGCGTTGCGCCATCGCCAGCATCTCCACCACGCGCCCATGCCAAGCAGTCGAGCTTGGTATCCGTTCTCGGCTTGGCATTCGCATCAACGGCCTGACCAATTTCCGCGAAGCGTTGAGCTACTCGGACTGCGACAACAGAGCGTGCTTGGATTACAAGAACGACATCGTGGAGCAGGGCAGCACACTACAGACCGATGTTTACCAATCCAACATCCTGAGCGCACCTGTCGAGCGCTACAGCTTCTTTGCGATCTATTACCGCGAGGCCGGCTCAGCAGCAGCTTTCACCAAGCTCAGCAATGCCTACGGAGTGCGTGGGGCAACACAGCAAAACGTCTTCAACTACATCCAGCTGAGCATGCCCTCTGTGAAGCAGTGGGAGTTTCAGATTGAGCCGTACTCAGGATGGGAAATCCGCAACACCAGTGTTGGCACCTTGTACGTGCTCGAAGCAAGCCTTGGCACTAGGCAAACAGTGTCCGAGGTTGGCGGCGTAACCGTAGTTTTCAATGGCGTATCAGTCGCTCAGTCTGCGGACACTTTCGCTATTCCTACGGGCCGGCGCCAGGCCAGCAAAAGCGGCCTCACCTACCCGAGAACTGACAGGGACGACTTCCCCAACGGCGATCTGTCCTACATCGACACCTGGGGCAAGCTGGCCGAAGCCTTCATCTATGAAGAGATCCAATCCTCTGCAGCGTCCGGCCCCGAGCATGAGGTGGTCTACGTCAACGAGATCGTCCCCAACAGCCCGGCCCCGGTTTACGACAACTTGGCCCTGCTAGGCATCAACGTGCTGTCATCTGTGGAGTGGCAGCAGTTTGGCCAGTTCAGTTGCTACGTCACTGGCGGCAAGACATGCCGGCGGCTGCGTTCCGGCCAGACCTTAGGCCCGACGCACTTGTTCCCCGATGTGCTGCTGGATCTGATGACCAACACCACCTATGGCGCTGGTGATCTGATCAAGGACAGCATGATCGACTTTGTGGCGTTTACCGCCGCCGCTGACTGGTGCAGCAGCCGGAAATACTTCTTTGATGGCGTCCAAGCTGATCGCGTCAACCTGCGCCAGTGGGCAGCCGACACCGCAGCGGCCAACCTGCTGCTCTTCGGCGAATCAGACGGCAAGTTCTACTTGCGCCCGGCCCTGCAGTTCACAGCGGTGCCGATCAAAGGCCTGTTTACCGCTGGCAATATCGTCGAAGGCACCTTCAAGCTGCAGTACCTAGAGCCCGAAGAACGCGAGCCAATCCAGATTTCGGTGCGCTACCGGGAGGAACGGGCCAGCAGCGACCCAACAAACCCCGGCATCTTCCCAACCGAGCGCGAGGTGCTCGTGCGCGAGGTGGCACCATTCGGCAGCGCCACCGATCCGGTTGAGTCGCTTGATCTGTCGGATTACGTGACCAGCCGCGATCAGGCAATCGATGCCGCCAAGTACATCATCAGGATGCGGCGCATCCCGACCCATGTGATCAGCTTCCGCACCACGCACGAAGGTGCCCTGGCCAAGCTTGGCCCGAGCGATTACATCCGAGTGGCGATGGATGAGACGCAATACGACGAGTTCAACAATGGCGTGGTCACAGCTCAGGGCGCAGTGGTCAGCACGCAGACCCTCTTCCCTGGCACTTACGACGTGATCGCGTGGAATGGCACCGAAGGCAGCCCACCGGCTGACGCCAGCTTGGTGATCAGCAGCGATGGCACCGCGACGCCTACTGGCGTGGTGTTCACCGTCAAGAAGGCTGCAACGCAGGTGCGCACCTATCAGATCGAGCGTGTCACACCTGATGAAGAGGGCACCTTTAGCATTGAGGCAGTTCACATGCCCACAAACTCCTCGGGAGTCCTAAAACTTGCCGAGGCGTTTGATAGCGGTTCAAGCTGGGTGATTGAGTAATGGCAGTTGCATTCCCGAACATCGAGCCCACCAGCCGCAACTTCACTGCGCCGCGATGGCCCACCACTGGGCTGACCACGCAATCGGGCGTGACAACACGGCGGCTCTGGGGCAGCAAGCCAACTCAAGCGCAGCTACAGCTGCAGTTCAGCAACATCACCGACGACAACGCAGCGCTGATTGTTGGCGCCTACAACGAAGCGCAAGGTGCGGTGACAGATCTCACTTTGCCGTCTGCAATCTTCAACGGCGCATCAACCAACTTGAGAGGCTGGCTCGACACAACATCGACCAACGCAGGAATGCTCTGGTTTTTCACTGAAGAGCCGCCAACCGTCGAAAGCGTCGCCCCAAACCGCTCAAGCGTGAGAGTGAATCTTGTCGCTGAACTTAGACTGACTTAAACCACAGCGGACCGATGGCCGTCAAGACCAGCGCCACGGCGCTCCTTAAATTCAAGCTGGGCGGCGCCGCCACCTACACCACGATCGCCAAGGTGCGTGACGTGCGGCTGGACATCAGCCGCGACGCGCTGGAAACCACAGGTGTGGGCCAGACAGACCGAACCTACGCCTACGGTATCCGCAGCACCAGCGGCAGCGGCACCCTGCTTTACGACCCAGCAGATACGGCCACAACCGATCTGATGCAGCAGATCCTTGAAAACACCGAGACACTTTCAGGCCTGCAGCTGGTGCTAAACACGGGGAGCAGCGATGGCACCATTTCAGGGGATGCCCTGATCACTGCTGTCGGCCCAGGCGTCAGCGCTGGTGATTTAATCACCGTCCCGATCAGCTTCACAATCTCCGGCAGCCCTACCGGCTCGTTCTGATGGCACTCCTCGGCAACGGCGGCATCCTCGAACTGAGCCGAGAGTGGCCGGAGCCGATGGCGCTTGCAGCGGCGGCAGCCATTCACTCAGTCAGCCCATCGCGCATCAACCTTGGGAACCCGGACTACTGGACCGGGGACCGCGTTGTTCTGAATTTCCCCGGCGGTTCACCGTACGCAGGCGGCAACCCACCAGGCTCTGGCGTGTACTTCGGCGGCATCTTTGTGCTGAGTCAAGCCCGCCTGCACGTAACCGGGCCGAATGCCAACTACTATCAGGCCGATAATTCAGTCGCCTTCTACGACAGCAGCCCAATCAGCGAGTTCACTGATGGCTACATCAATGTAGATGAGTTAGGCAGATTTAGGTTGTTTGATTCAGAGCTTGGCGCGTACAACTTAGACCCAAGCAGCGAGATCCCTGCCAATCCATTTTCAACGGTCAACTTTGTCGTGGCCCGCTATAGCAGCGACCCTGACTACCTAGCAGCCATTGGCAGCGCAGCTGCAAGCATTGCGAATGTGACGCTACCTAGCGACAACCAGCTGCTTGAAACAGTGACTGCAGTGCCGGCCGCTATCACTGCCATCTCCGAAGACCCAGACGGCCGAGGTTGGCTGATCCAGTGTGAGCTGACTGAGTGGGCGCTTGATGTGGATGCCGCCAATCTCGACATGACAGCCATTGGCGAAACCTTTGGTGAGAACTCCAAGGCATTGGTGCGTGGCGCAGGTTCGCTTCAGTTCTTGGTCGAAAACAAGCTGCAAGCCGGCGAGCAGACCAGCGCGACCCTGCTGCGCATAGTGCTGCTCACTCAACGCAACACCAAGGCCAGCGCGAGGTTTTACCTCTACAAGGAGCGCACTCCAGTCTCGCCGCAGATCGGCAGCACCGCCTACTACGGTTGCGATCTGCTGCTCACCAATTCGCGAATCAATGTGCGCTCAGGTGAACTCATAGCGGGTTCTACAGATTTCGTTGTGACCGGCGAGATCAAACTAAAGTTTGCCTAGTGCCCGTCGGTAGACTTCTGGCAGATAGTGACTGAAGTGGCGTGGCCTCTCTTGAGCTTGCTGGTGCTGCTGGCGCCCTAGACAACATCAACGCCACGCAGGCGGAGTTCAGGGCTCAGATCGCCACGCTCAACGACCTGATGCGTCAGGTGGCCGGTGTCGCCAATGTCGCGGCCGGCAGTGCGCAACAGATTGACCCACTAACGGCGCCTTTCACGCTGTACGTCAACCCATACACCGGCCAAGACACCTTCGCGGGCGGCAGTTACAACACTTATGAGGCGCCACCTGGCAGCACCGATGCAGAGATCATCGAGGCAAAGCTGAAGCGCCTGGATCAGCAGCGTCTCACATGCGGCTTCAGCCCACAGCGCCCGTTCAAAACGATCAACCGTGCGGTGATCGAGGCCGCGATCATCACCAGCAAGAACTGGTACACGATCACAGATCCGAAGGCGCACCTCGACTGTGTGTCGATCATTTTGGCGCCTGGTGTCCACACGGTCTACAACGACCCCGGCAGCGGCACCCCGATCACATGGGTGGATGGCTACGAGCCAACACCGGAAGAACTGATCAAGTACAACCCGACCAATGGCGGCATCCTCCTGCCCCGTGGGTGCTCGCTGTGCGGTCCTGATCTGCGCAAATGCACATTCCGCCCAACGTATGTGCCAACGCCTGCCGATGAGCTGGCAGACCGCAGCAACCGCAGCGAGATTTTCAAGATCACTGGCACTGGCTACTTTTTCGGCTTTACCTTCTTCGACAAGATCAACAGCACCACCAGCCACCACCTACTGAGCGGTTTTGGTTTTGCTAGTGAGGCTGAGCTGGATGCCTTCTACACGAAGATCCGCACCTACGTCGGCAGCCCGGCCAACCTCAGCAATGCGCTGACCGTCACCCGGCCCACTGAGTACCAGATCGTCGGCCCGATTGACGACACGCCCGATGAGGACTGGGACACCACCTCATCTGCGTCGCCTTACATCTTCAACTGCTCAGTGCGCTCTGAGTACGGCATGGGCGGCATCCATGCTGATGGCGCCAAGGTTGAAGGTCTGCGGTCGATGGTAACCGCGAACTACACGGGTGTGTCCCTTCAAAAGGACATGACCAGCTGGGAGCTGTACAACGGCACCACCTGGGTCGCAATGCCGAACTATGCCACCTATATCAGCAGCGACCCGAACGACGTTCGGATGAAGCCGACGCGGCGCAGCTACCACATCCGTGCGATCAATAACGCCTTCATCCAAGAGGTTTCGATCTTCGCCATCGGCCAGGGCGTTCACCACTCCACTGAGAGCGGCGGCGAAGTCTCGATCACCAATAGCAACAGCTCGTTCGGTGGCTGCGTCGCCATCGCAAGCGGCTACAAGTCTGCAGCATTCGATCTGGACAAAGAGTGGCGCATTGGATATTTCAAGGTGCCGCTCAATCTGAGCGAAAAGACCGGCAACATTCAGAAGTATTTCCTCGGCTCAATCAACAGCTATGCCGATGGGCAGTTCCGCTTTGATCTGAACGAGGCACTGGTGGCCGCTGATGGTTCGACGACGGTGCCCAAGATCCTCGGCGATCTCGGCTACACGTTGCGCGAGGACAGCTACATCTGGGTCGAGAACCCCAACGGCACTGATTGGCGGGCACGTCTGGCCGCAAATGCCTGGAGCACAAGCGACTCCGACCGGATTCTCATCAAAGACGTTCTGCAGGATGAAACCGGCGTTAGCCCCGGCATCCCGCAGAACAGCAGCATCAACCGAGCGATCGGCCGCCGCGTCTACGTGCGGCGTTTGATCGACAACCGCACAGCATCAGAACGGCGCTTGGCGATCGGCATGTTCGCCACCGAGGTGCCGACCCGCTTGGTGCAGCGTGAGTACGTGCTGCAGCTGGATCCAACACCGGCAACGTTGTTTGGCGATGTCGATCCATATGTGAATGGCACCTTGCCTACAAGCGATCCGCTGATCGTTACGACGGTATCGGCGATCGACTTTGATACTTCGGTCTATCCGCAGTTCGCACTAGGTGGCACATACAACACGCAGGAGGTGCAGCTGCGCCGCAGCAATCCAAACATCACCTTTGCGAACAACACGTTCTACCGCGCTGGCACCACGGTCAAATACAACGAAAAGCATTTCACCGCGCTGCGTGATCTGACGACAGCGGCCAGCGGTGGCCCTGCTGCTGCTGATTGGCAGGAGAGCTACGTTCACATGCCGAGCGCTCACCAAGCCGATGAGAAGCTCGACAACCAGAGCTACAGCTTGGTGCTCGACAACGACACAGCAAACCAGCAGGCCAGCACAACACTGGGTTTCAACTTCACAACGCTGTGGACTGACGGCACTCCTGATGTGGTTGAGGCATCAATCCAAGATCAGTACCAAAGCAGCAACGACTATCAGGGCGCTTATTCGTTGCTTCTGCTGTTGGGCTTCAGTTCAGCTGCTGCCCACGCAGCGCTGCAGCCACGGGTGGCTGCTGATCGCAGGCGTGACGTGAACAACACCACGCAGTTCCCGACTGCGCCATCTGGCGGCTTGGCCACCGAGCGCAACTGCTGGGCAACCGAGTTCCGCCGGCCTTCTGTGCTGCGTCTGTTCGCCCACGCCTTCGAGTGGGCTGGCACGCTCAATTACTCGAAGGGCTTCCCAGCGGTGCAGCAGACGCTGAGTGCGCTGAACAAGTTCACCTATTACTTCACAAACGAGCTTGGCGGCCGCGTCTACCCCTCGGGCTTCAACGAAGAGGGATTCATCGTCAAGAGCAATGGCATTGAGGATCTGAGCACCGGCCAGACCCAAAGCCTGACTGCACTGGCGAATGTGGATGAAGACCCTGTTACTGAGTTCCCGAACGGCATCTCAGCACAGGGCGAGAGCTTCTTCAACGACATCACGATTACGGGAGAGGCCAACTTCACGCTGAGCGCCAACCTGTCATCTGCTGATTCGCCGCTTGGCCCGGTATCACTGGCCACGCTGACCGATATTGAGGGCACATCGGTTCCGGCCACTGATGCGGCGATCCTGGACAACAACCAGCCGAAGGCCATCACCAACCTTGGCCTGAACTACTGGCGAGAGTACAACTCGCTGCTGAGCGCCAAGGATTTCAGCTTCGAGGTGGGCACCGATGCAGATGAGGTGCCAGTCGCCGGGCTGCTGGGCCGGATGGCTTTTGTCGATGAGTGGTGCGGCTACGCCCAGGGCGGCGGCAGTGTTACGCAGCTGACCGACAAAGCTACGGGCGTGGAGCTGAACACGCCTTGCGGTGAGATAACAATGAATGGCGCGGCATTGGCTGCGAATACAGCCGTTGCGTTTACGCTTACCAATAGCCAGATCAGCCCGCAGGATGTTGTCGCTGTCAGCATTAAGTCCGGCGCTACAGCTGGCGCTTATTCGGTCAGTACGTTGGACATCGCAAGCGGCTCGGTGAGTATGGTCTTGCGCAACCTCACCGCTGGATCACTGTCTGAGGCGGTGGTTCTCAACTTCGTGATCATCAAGTCCACCACTACCGCCTAATTCCTCACCATGGCCATCAAAGAGCTTTTCTACGATCAACGCCCCCAGCTGCTGCTGGACCCGAGGGCGTCGCAGCGTATTGACCCGAGGTTTAAGTTTACGAGGGATTCGATCGGAACATATGTAGACCGCGACGGCCTAATCACAACCGGAGCCGTTGGTACCCCACGCTTTGAGTATGATCCGATCACGGGAGACGAGCGGGGCTTACTTATACAGCCAGAAGCAACTAATCTATTCACGTATTCTTCTGGGCAGAACGTCTCAGTATGGCAAAAGATTAGGGCTAGCATTACAGCGAATGCCGCTGTTGCGCCTGACGGGACAACCACGGCCGATCTCATAATTCCCAACAGTACCATTAACGGATACTCGCGACAGTTCGTTAACGTAACAGCCGGGAATAGCTATACTTTTAGCTTTTTTGCCAAAAGACAAACAGAATATGACTATATTAGCGCACTAATTTCGCCGCAAGTTCCAACCGAGCCTTTCGTATGGTTCAACATGCAAACTGGCCAAGTTGGGACTATTATAGGCACTGGAGTCTTAGGGGCAAGCATCCAGGCATTTCGCGACTCTTGGTATAGGTGTTCGGTTTCGTACACCGCAGTTTCCACCGTTAGCACTGGCTTTGTTATTTTCCCAACCAAATCCGATGGCTCATCAAATTACACACCGGGAGGTGGAGGTGTTTATATATGGGGCGCTCAACTTGAACAGAGCGATGGCCCCACTTCATATATCGCAACCACATCTTCACAAGTCACCCGCGCCGCCGATCTCCTCTCCGTCGAGTCCTCTCTCCCCTCTAGCGGCTCCGTCTACATCGACGCCCGCGCCATCAGTGCCCGCGAGAACGACACGCTGCTTTCCCTCAAGAACAGCAGCAACGACAAGATCGACCTCGGGTTTTTCTCCAACGCTGCTACCTACAACTCGGTGGCGCTGATCGCCAACTACGACGGCACTAGCAAATCATCCCTGCCGTTGCCGGTGCCCACTACCGACCGAGAGCGCAATATCATCACGTACGGCTCGCAAAACTATCAGTACGGCAGCAGCACTGCACGCTTCGCCACATCGCTGAGCAGCTTAGTTCCAACTGACCTTAACAAGCTCTCGATTGGCCACGATTCTGTAGATCCGAACAAGGCATTCAACGGCTATATCAACAGCGTGTACCTGTGGTCCGGTGAGCTGACGCCTGCAGTAGCCGAGGCACTGGTGCGCAGCGAACTCGATCCAATCAATGCTGATACGTTCGTGCCTACCGGCCCTGCTGGTTCGCTGTCGATCGTAATCAACACCCAAGGCGCTGCTGCTGACGGTGACAAGGTGTTTGAGCTGCCCGCCGAAAGCGTCGCCAACGACAACGACATCGTGATTACTTGGGGCGATCAGACTGAATCCGGCCTTGAGAACGCTGCTGCTGAGCTTGGCGCTCCTGGCCTGACGAAGACATATACAGCCGCCGGCATCTATTCAATCTTTGTTGAAGGCCAGCTGGAGAACCTGCAGTTCAACAACAGCTCTAGCGCACCCGATCTATTGCAAATCGTCCGATGGGGCACAACTGCCAATGGCAACGATGTGTTCCTCAGCCCGAGCACGATGGCCAACGCCTTCTACGGCTGCAGCCAGCTGGACTTCTCCAGCGTTGCACGAACCACGAGTTTGCCAGACACGAGTGCGGTGGCGAACTGGACGCAGGCCTTTTACAACTGCAGCAGCATCACGGGTATCTTCCCTCAGTTTAATTTCAGTGGAGCGACCAGCTTCGTTCGCGCATGGGCTGGTTGCAGCAGCATTACATCGTTCACGGCGGCAGGTGGTCAACCGCAGAATGTTACGCAATTTTTCCGCGCATGGGATGGATGTTCTGGCCTTACTAGTTTTCCGCTTATTGATACTTCTAGCGGTTTAAGTTTTAATTCTGCATGGCAGAACTGTTCCAGCCTTACAAGCTTCCCTGCAATCAATACTGCCGCCAGCGTCGGATTCAATTCAACATGGCGTAACTGTTCTAGCCTTACCAGCTTCCCCTTGATCAACACTGCATTTGGCATAGACTTTGGGTTTGCCTGGGGTGGCTGCTCAAGTCTCACAAGTTTCCCGCTAATCAATACATCTGCAGGTGAGAGCTTTATTGGCACTTGGTCAAATTGCAGTTCTCTTACAAGCTTTCCGCTGATCAATACTTCTTCTGGAACGTCCTTTGCGTCTGCCTGGCTGGGCTGCAGTTCTCTTACTAGCTTCCCTTTGATAGATACATCAAACGGCACAAGCTTTAATTCAGCCTGGCGCGATTGCATTGGCCTTGCAAGTTTTCCGCTTCTAAATACCTCCTCAGGGACTGACTTTGCTAGGGCTTGGTACGTATGCGTAAGCCTTGCAAGCTTTCCAGCAATCAATACTTCAGCGGGCACAAATTTTGGCCAGACTTGGTACGCCAACACGAGCCTGACAGCCTTCCCCTCTCTTGACTTTGATTCAGCTACGGGATCAGCATCTGACGCATCAACTGTTTTGAGTGGGTTTTACGGTGCTTGGCTCAGCTGCAGCAACCTCGCTAACTTCCCCGCCAACCTCTTTAACAACACCACCTGCACCCGTTATCTGCAGGCATTCCAAGGCTGCGCCCTGACCGCTGCATCAATCGAGAACATCCTGGTCAGCATCAACACTGCCAACACCAGCAACGGCAACCTCAGCCTCGAAGGTGGCACCAACGCAGCCCAGTCAACTTGGACCACTGCAGCCACCAATGCATACAACGCCTTGGTTGGCCGAGGCTGGACCATCACATTTAACCCCTGATCATGGCCCTTTACACCTTTACCGAGCTGACCTACGCCATCATCCACAGCGATGATGGTTACCTCCAGTACAGCGAGATGACCGCAGGCACTGCACTAGAAACTCCTCGCACTGTTGAGCTGTTTACCGACGAAGATGAAGCCAAGGCCCGCGCCGAAGAGCTGGGCTACGTCTTTGTCGATCCTGATGCCATCCCTGACCTGCCATGACCTACTTTCTGCGCTTTGAGCACGAAGGCATCTTCCAAGCTGCCTGCATGCACGCCGGCCTCTGGATCGACGACGACTCCCCGCGCCCGCTGCTGCTCTCCCATACCCACATCCTTGATGTGATCGGCACCATCACCGAGGGCGGAGAGTGGGATCCAGACACCGGAGAGGTGATCACGCCTCCCGTTGTGCTGCCCGGCTGGCACGTGAACGCCAAGTTCACCACCGGCCTGCCTGACGGCTGGGACACCTACTTGGTGACACCCGCCAGCCCGGTGCGCATTTTCGCTGGTGATTGAGCGGCACTTGACCACCATCGGTGCAGCGGTGGCGGTGCTCACAGCAGTTGTGGGCACCACAATCGCCGTTGAAACGCGCTACGCCAAAAGCGCTGAGGTAAGGGCGCAGCTGGAGGAGTATTACGCAAAGCAGATCAAGCTTCGCATCCTCGAGATCGACCTGAAACCTGAGCCAACACCTGCTGACAGGGCTTTGCGGCAGTACCTGCAGCAGGAGTTGAGCGAAGAGAAGCGTAATTAGGCACTGCGGCGAGGTAATCGGCTAGTATTCGCAAGCAATCTTTTCGAGAGATCGCAAGCGTCCGTAGATGCCTGGCTGCGGCGAGGTTGGCACCGCGTGAGGACCAACCACCGGGCACCCCTTTTATGTCTTGGCTACTCCTACTTTCCGCCTGGTTAGCCGGCATGTTCCTGGCCTATGCTCTAGTGGCAATTACCCCACCAGATGATCTGTAGTGGCCGTTAAATCAAAAACCGCCCTGGGTAGAGTCGAAAATCAATCAGGTAAACCCAAGCGAACCCGGCAGGGTAATGGCACACGCAGCCGCCCTCGGGGTACACGTAAATTGCGGCGTGGTCAAGGTCGGTAGTATGTAGCTGAAGCCACTGCGGCCATGATTGAAGTCATCGCGGCAGTGGCCGGAGCATCCATCTCAGTTGCCGCGATGACTGCGGCGAGCTCGGGGAGACGAAATGAGGCTGCGCGCGATGCGGTTATACGACTCACGAGTGCGGTAGAGCACATCGGCACTCAGCTCGAGGTCTTACACCACGACATCAAAGAAGACAGAAAAGAGACTTTCAGCAGGCTTTCGACCGTGGAGCAACGGGTATCTAAACTGGAAGGGAGACCTAACCACTCATAGCCATGGATCCAACTACAGCAACTGTCCTGGCGATTCTGGTAGCAGCAGGCAGCGAAATTATCACACTGCTTCCCATTAAGGAGAACAGCTGGGTTCAGCTCATCCTTAAAGCACTGAAGGTGGTTTTCCCAAAGCGCTGACTATAAAGCCACGCATAGACAGTGCCATAGATGCGTGGCTAGCGGATCAGCCGTTAGCACCAAAACCTTTTGTGGATCACGAACCAGTGAACGATGATCTACAAACAGGTAAAAGCCGCCTTTTGGGCGGTGCCATGACCATCCGCTCACCTTGGTCTGACGCTCCGAAGCCTCCGTCGACTTAATTTACGTCGCTACTGCAAAGCGTCGCTCCGTTCATCTAGCCTCAGCCAAGGAGATCCTTCACTATGGCAATCGAACCAGGAAAAATCCAACCAGGCAGACATGACTTTACTTTACAGCGTAGAGCTGACTACAGCATGTCGCTACAGTTCAAAGACGACAGTGGATTTGCTGTTGATTTAACTGGATGGACAGTTTACGCCCAGGCGTGGAACCGAGAACGAACAGTCAAATACGCTGATTGGTCAGTTACATATACGGATCGCGCTACAGGACAAGTTGAAATGTCCCTAACTGACCAGCAAACTGCAACCTTTCCCGATGAGGCGTACTATGACGTTCTGCTTGAGACACCCGCTCTAATTCGAGATTACTGGATCGAGGGCGTTATCTATGTCTCAGAAGGTTATACAGCATGACATCCGTAACTATTACAACGCAAACAGCATCTGTAGTAGTGACGAGCGCCCAAGGTGTCTCCGTCGTACCTGTCACGCAGCTTGCGAGCATTCAAATCCAGCGTGGGGTTGTTGCGCCTGGTGGCGTAGCACGTGATTTACTCGAAAAAGCCAGCGGCGCTGATTATCACACAAGATGGACATCCACCCCCGAGGTCGATGCTCTGAGCTTCGACTTAACTACTAGTATTGAACCTACTAAAGGGCAACTTACTTGGAATGCAGATGAAGGCACGATAGCTCTAGGTAAAGATTCAATAGTAAACTACATTGGAGAAGAGACTGTAGTACTATGTCGCAATGCAAGTAACACAGTTGAGATACCAAAAGGAACTGCTGTTAGATTTGCCGGTACTCTAGGAGCAAGCGGCAGGCTAAAAGTAGCCCCTATGATTTCCGACGGCAGTTTACCAGGTTATGTATTCTTTGGTATAACTCTTCAAGCTATCGCAGGTGCAAGCGATGGCTATGTATCCGTTTTCGGAAAGATTAAAGGTATAAACACCGAAGACTACGAAGAGGGAGATATTCTTTGGTGCGACCCAACAACCCCAGGTGGTTTAATTAACGTAGAACCTGCTGCGCCTAATCTAAAGCTTGCAGTGGCTGCAGTAATAAGCAAAAAGAACAATGGCAGTATATTCGTACGCTGGTCTACAGGTTCTCGTTTACAAGACTTGCACGATGTAGAAGCTAACGGAAGTAAAGCTGACGGTGACGTGCTCGAATATGACAGCACTACTAGTCGTTGGCAACCAACGAATCGCCTTACTTTGCTAGAGGCTCGTGTAGCTGCGTTGGAGACCCCTTGATTATGTAAACGGTCCTGGGTCTCTACCCGTCGTAACCACCGCAACAGCCCTCCGGTAAAAAGAACAATCCGTTTTACCGGCCTTCTCGAGAGCGGCCTTTACTTTGGCCCAGTTTTCGCGTGTACGTTCGTCCATCAGTACGTCCACTCCGCAGCAGCTCTTACCCCAGCACCCGGCACAAACCCACCGCCGCCACGACAATCAAGGTGAATAAACCCCCGAGAACGTCCATCGCCTAGTCCACCCGTCCACCTAACACGAATCCACCGGTAGAAGCTTTCTAGATTGCCGGTAACGGGGTAGAGATCAAAAGCCTCACCGGTTATGTGCTTTGATCCCGAGAAACCTCCGATTTGGCTATTAACAGGCTCGGGGCGATAGAAGGAGGTGATACCAAGCGGAGCCCCCCACGCCTCCCGCACACGCTGAAACTCTGCCGCAGTACGAAGCAAGCGAGCCTTTACTGAAGCGGCTGGGCCAGGCACGCGCCGCTTATCCCACTGCAGAATCTCTCCAACACTGAGGTTGGGAGTTACCAGGCAATTGAAGTCTTCCCAGTCAACCTGAGGCGCCATCGTGAGGCCAGTACCAACAACCTTGCGCCAATGTGGCTCAAACAAGAACCACTTGCCAGCGCCTGAAGCTAGTTCGACCTGCGTATGAGCGTCTGCAGGAACCTCGGAGTATGCGACGACTGCGTAGGTTTTCCCCTGCGGGCAGTACACCTTCTCTTTTTCCCCAAGCTCGGAAGATTGAATCGCCTTCTTTTTCAGGAACGTAGGCTGTACAGCTTCTATGCGATACAGGATCAGCTTGGGAGTTGCCTTAACTACTGGCGTTTCGGATTTTCCCTCCTCCTCCCCTCCGTTGTCCTCAATCAGCTGCAGCAGCTTCTGCGCATACTGCGGGTCTGTGGCGTAACCCTGTTTTACTAACTCGTTAGCAGCGGCCTCGATAGTCGGAGCGCGATCTACGCCTTCGTATTTATCCCAATCCTTATACCAACGAGTAACCAAGTAGCGGACGCAAGCCCCGAGATTGGGGAAGTCCATAAAGTCAGCCGAGATCGTTACCCACTTACCATCCACAAATTCTTGAGTCTTACGAGACGCCCCCTGACCCTTAAGTCCGAAGTAGTTGTTCTTTCCGCTTGTGTGCTTTCCGTAGCCCGACTCAAGCGCCCATTGTGCGGCCACGAGTGTGGACCACTTAGCACCTGCATCTTTAGCGGCTTGTTCGAGGCCTTCCCAAGTGTTGGGATATTGCCGAGCTCGGGAAGCCATCTATGGGGTGCATCTGCATTAAGTCTAAAAAGAAAACCCCGGTAAGTACCGGGGCTGCGACATTTAATAAGTGCGACAAAAATCAGACCAATTCCCGATATTCAATAACAGCTACGTTTAGATCATTACTATGCTTTTTAAGCCAATCAATCTCATAATCACAAACATCGCACACCCTACCATTGACCAGTTGATGGTGAGTTTTCGGTAGTCGTCCATTTTCTTGCTTGTAGACGCGCTTGACAGCCTTGCCGAATTTAGAAGCAAGCTTTGTCGCTTCTTGTGGCGAGGCACCTGCAAGTTGCTGGAATGCCTCTTGTAGCGACAGCATTTTGGCTTCTGGAAGGGCAGCAATCGAGCCACCAGCGGAGCGCGCTGCATTATTGAGCACGATGTCCTTCAGCAGAAGCTGCGCACGGTCGTCAACGCCACCGAGGCGCTCGAGAAGGTCGAGGCTTCTCTCAACAGTGTCGAGGACGTTAACGGGCGGTATAGCTACCGGAGTGTCCCGCACTTGGGACACTCCCAGGCGCTCCTTCAAATAAGCGTTGATGCCGACGCGACTGAAGGCAAGCAGCACCGCCCGTGCCTGTGGGCTAGGGCTGGCTGCAGTAATGCCGTAGTGCTCGAGGATGAAGGGAGCTGCATCCTCGGGAATCCCACCAGTCTCACCCCATGTGGATACGGCAGCGGGGTCAAACCCTTGCGCCACAAGGGATCTCGCGCACGGAAGGGCATTCTCGGCAGCGGCTGATTTGAGACTGCGGCCAAGGGCTGCGTCACTGATACCCGCCATGGCAGCCATGCCACGGATCGAGATGCGGAAGGTGCCGTCGCTCTGAAGCTTGAACTGAGAGGCATCCCAGTTGCCGGGATGCGCTTGAATGGGGCTGGCCATTTTTTCTTGGTGTGGAATGGTCCGGGGCCTGGGCGTGAGCGCGCCGCAGGTCCAAACACTTTACCGGGGTCGCACGTTTTTCCAGTAGCGCTCCTCGGCATTGGACTTCCAAGTCTCAAATTGAGACAGCCGAGCGGAAGCCCGAGCTCGGCGCTTGCGTAGGTTCCAGTCGTAGAAGAACTGGGCGTCTTCGACCAAGCGATGCAGCAACCCGTTCGGTAACCGTTCCGCTATACGAGACAACCTGCGCAAATACTGAGCTCGGGGATCCGCTTCGCTCAATTCAGTTGTTGGAGGCGGTTGGCACCAGCTTGATGCAATCCTCTTCAATCAGAATCTTGAGCTCGTCGCCGTAATCCAGGCCAAACTCACGGGAGTAGACCTTGCCCACGAGGATGGAACCGTTGCGATGAACGGTCGTCGTGAATTGAGCGACCTTACCGGGCTTCCGGCTTTGCTTGAGCTTTACACCCTTAGCCGAAAGAAGAGCTTCACACATTTGCTTAGTCAGCAAACGCTCATTACCCTTATCCGTAGTGTGCACATAGCCTGCAGCACGTGCTAGCTCAGTTTGATCCATGTCAGGGTTGGCTTTTACAAAAGCCACCAACTCTTGACCTGTCAGCATGGGTTTAATGAAATACGATTTGATCGTAACACAAGTATTTCTATTTCGCATCAGCCCAGGTAAGGCCTGAAGAAGCTTCCGCGACAATAGGAACGTGATGACACACAACAGAACCTGCTGCTTCCATAGCTGTAGTTAGTTTCTGCGCCCATTTATCAGCCTCAGCCTCTCGCACCTCGAGAACGACTTCGTCGTGAACCATAGAGATCAAAAAAGCTTCGCCAGCGGGTGCTTTCCCGATCTCGGTCCAGATTTTGGCGATAGCGATTTTGGCGATATCCCCTGCGGTGCCTTGGACCTGCGTATTTATCCGTGTGGTGTATTTGTCGTTAAAACCGACAAGCTTGCGCTTCCGGCCGTAGCGCGTAAACACTGCGCTCGTGGTCCGGTTGCCTTCCTCTGTCTGCCACTTGTACAGCTGCGGATAAGCTTCTCTAAAGCCATCCACCAAAACTTTAGCTTCTTCTATCTCCATATCTACACCATATTGCGCAACAGCTTGCTTGCGCAGCGTAAAAGGTCCAGCTCCATATAATAGCCCAAAATTACAAAGTTTAGCTGAAGTTCTTTCACTCTTAGTAATTGTCTCTGGATCTTTGCCAGTTACCAGTGCAGCAGTCTCTGTGTGCAGATCTCGGCCCGCACGGTAGGCCTCACGCATGCGTTCCTCACCTGAAAGCTCTGCCGCAACGCGAAGCTCCACCTGCGAGAAGTCAGCCACCACAAGGCAGTAGCCATCCCGAGCCCGGAATAACCTACGGAACTCCGCTTCGCGAGGCACTTGCTGAAGATTCGGAGATGCGCAGCTAAGCCTTCCGGTGTCAGTGCCCATCTGCTTGTAGTTGGCGTGGATCCTTCCGTCCGGGCCGATCGAAGAAAGCAGCTTCTCAATATGAGACACACGAGTCACAGCCGTTTTCCACTCCAAATACATCGCCACCAGCTCGTACTGATCCTTGAGGAAGGCCAGTAGGTTCTGATCCAGGCTCGGTAGGCCTTTCTCGCTTGGCGGCAGCAGGATTCCCGCCTGCTCAAACCTCAACGCCATTTGCTGCGCCGAGCGCGGATTGAACCCTTTAAGCAGCTTTGTGCCTTTGCGTATCGACCCAGAGTCTTTCTCCCGGGTGTTAAGCGACCCATCCTCATCTCGCGGCAGCCACATTGAGGGGTCATCTGGGTTTTCGCGCTTGAGCTCGAGGTCGAGTGCTTCCAAAAAAGTCAGCTTCAGTGTCTCGGCATGCTCTTGCAGCGATGCGTGCAACGCAGCACCAGCTGCAGCATCAAACCCGAAGCCGTTCCATTGCATGCAAGCGATAGGCCGCAAAGCTTGCATCTCGAGCAGAAACACGTCGAACAGCGTCACCGAGCTCGATACTTCTGAACCTTTCAGCGAATCAACCAGCGAAGGCACCAACCTCGGGAGGCATACAGCGTCCCGCGCGGCGTACAGCACCATCTCATCAGAGATATCACCAGCCCATTTGGCCTTCTGCAGCTCCTTAGGCAGCTCTACGCGAAGGATGCGCTGCACGATGCTTCCGAGGTCGTTCTTATGCCCTGTGCCGTTGTTGACCACCTTGGCGGCGATCATCGTGTCGAAGATGGATCCACCGAGAAGAACGCCCTCTCCCTTCAGGAAGTTCAAGTCGAAGGCTGCGTTCTGGAGCACTTTGCGCTTGCGCCCCTCTAGCAAAGCCCTTAGCTGCTTCAAACCCGGTGCATGCCAGGGCAGTTGTCGTTTGCCCTCTGTGCGCCACGCCTCTACATCAACTACCAAGGCGTAGTCGCAAGTTGCGACTTGAATGAGACGCACGCGATTCGCGAGTGGATCAAGTCCTGTCGTCTCGGTGTCAACGCCGAGTGGCCCCTCAGCTTTTTCGAGCTCGATTACACGCCTGATGAGTAGTTGCGTAGCTTGCGGTCCACGTATGAAGTCGAAATCAACATTTTCTAAAGCTTTCTGGTGAGCAAGGGTGTCGTTGGAAGGCATACTCAGCTAAATGAAGGTGGTCAATGGACAGGCTTGCGCTTACTTTCGCAAAAGAATCAGCACTTCGTCAAATTGATGAGTGCACCAATATAGCGGAACTAAAGGCTTTAACAAAGACGCTCATTAAGTCGCACTTTGAATCGCGGAGCTTCATAGCGACTCTGTTACTACGCGACAGTTCCGCCAGCTTCTCAGCCGATCACGAGATCTGATCAGCCCCAATCATCGGCTTCCCACTCTCGATAGTCCTCCGTAGCAGGGGCACTGTCAGGCCTGTCCCTATATACCCCAGGGAAAGTGTCCAAAACCTCGAGCTCGTTCTCCGAAACCGCTGTGCTGGAAAGGGTTTCAGCCTCGGAGGTTTTGGACACCCCCTTTTCAGTGTCCAAAATGTCCAAAACCTCTGGGCCGTTTTGAGGGGGGTTTTTCCACAGTTTTTCCACAGGCTCCTGCTGGGTCGCACCGGTCTCAGATGCGACAGGCTCCTCCTGGGTGTTTTCGACCTCGGGAGTTTTGGACACTTGGGGGTTTTGGACATTTTCTGCCTCACCCTGTCCAAAACTCAAATCCCTTCCCCCAGAACCGTTCTCGAAGAAAATAGGGGGGTTTTGGACACTCAGAGGCTCGTATATAGAGCGCTTGACAGAAAAACCTGTGCAAGGGCGTCCCCCTTTCTGTCCCTTCTGTCTCATCTTCGATTCCTCCACGAGGCCGGCCACAACCCACCGCTGCACCCACCGCTTCACGGTCTTCTCACTGACGATCGTTCCTGGCCCTCTACGCCCCGCTAGGCGGCTGTTAAGGGCGTAGCGAAGATCCTTAGCAGTCATCGGCCCATCAGCCTCCTTAAGGATCCCGAGAACGAGCGTCCGTGGTGTTTCATCGCCTCTCCCTCCGTTTTCCCTGGTAACGGTTGGTGTGAGGTCTTCGATGCTCAGCGCCTCTTCGATGTCCTCCCGCACCAGGAAGCGGTCACCACCCCGCATGCCCCGGCTCTTATCAATTTCGAGGATGAGCGCATGGTCGCCATACTCGGCGCGCTCTTCATCTGTCAGATCCTTGAGCTCCCAGGTCTCGTGAACCGCGTTACGCAGGGTGTCTGAGCCACGGAACTTGGATCCGTCCTTGGTGTTGTGGTGGATCCATAGGAAGGTCGTAGGAGGAAAGGCCGTGCCGTTCTCCCTCGCGAGCCGGTAAAGCGTGTTGGAGTACTCCTTCTCGTACTCCTTAGCGGCGATCATCGTGCTCACTGAGGTGAGCGAGTCGACCACCACGAGGACGGGTTTAATCTCCTGCAGCCAACGCAGGAGCACCCTGTACTGGCTCTGCTGCCACTGAGGCTTGAAGCGGAACCAGCTATCTGCCCCTGTGGAGTCGATGCCCTGCTGGTCGAGATACTCGGCGTAATCGGTCATCGACATGTCATTGCCGATGAAAAGCACGTTGCCCGAGGTCGTGGGCTGTACAGAGATGCCCCGCACCTTCATGGGCAGCTTCTGGCCAACGATCTTTGCCAGCAGCACCGCCAGGCGGGTTTTACCCATACCGCCCCGAGCGTGCAGAAGGATCGAGCTCGGCGCAGAAACAAAGTCAGGGATGAGGTAGTCGCGCTGACCGCGAACCTTCTCCTGCCAGTTCGGATCCTCTTCAACCTGCTCTTGGTGCAGCAAGAAACGCTCGAGAGCGGCTTCAACAGCAGGACCAGACTTATAGACGTGGGTAAGGCCTGAATCACGAACCAGCTCCATCAGCTGGTAGTGAGCCAATTCAGCGTTGTCGTAGCCGTTGATGATCTTCTCGGCTGCGGTGAAGAACTCGTGCCCTGAGAGGCGCTTTAAGGGCGCATCCTTGATGGTGACTTCTGTAGCGGTGGCGCAAGCCGGGTAGTCGTATCCGAGGGCGGTAGCGATCTCCGCGACGTAAGCCTCGAGGTCTGCACCTGTCGGCTTGCCGGCGTGCATGTCTTCGGTGCGGATCTTGTGCACGAAGCTCAGAACATCACCGCCTACCCCGCAGGCTTTGCAGTCCCAGCAGCCGGTTTCAGTTGCGTACTGAAAGGTCGTGCCGCTATTACCGCCGTGCCAAGGGCATCCGCTCATGCGCTGCGGCTTATCACCATTCCGCTCTTTCCAGCCGTATTCATCAAAAACGGAGTGGCGAAACACGAGCTCATCCAACCGAGGCCGAAGCAGTGCCTGAACCTCTTCCTTGAAGAACCAGCCCCGGATCTGCCGTGGCGGAACGGCGGTTTGCCCCCCGAGCTCGTCCTTGAGCTCTTTCTGCTGCGCCTCCGAAAGCCACTGGACAGGCTTCCTATGAGGCCGGAGCACATCGAGCACCCAAGCCGGAGCTGCAGCTACTTGACCCTCGTTGTAGTTGAGGAAGCGATAGGGCTTCTTCGTATCTGGGTGAGGTGAGCCGGGAACAACGCTTTGGCATGCGTTGAAGCGCAGCACAACCTCTTGGTACTGCTCTCCGGTGATTGCGTCAAAGTCACCACCGGCTCCCCGGTTGGTGTCACCTTGCCCCAAGTGCCAGGAACCATCGTCAGTGCGAAGAATTAAGGTTTTTACATGCCCTAGCTCTTCCGTCTGATGCTCCGGCACGCGGTAGAGGATTTGACGACGCCCAGGTTTCCCCGAGGTCGTCGACATGGTGCGTTCTTCACCGAAAGGCTCGTATTCATCACCAGCTACTGCGCGATAGCGAGCGTCTGCCGTTTCGCCATCAATATCCAGAGCGATGAGGCCACCCGAGAACGAGCCCGTAACCACCCCGAGGCCGACGTAATCGCGCCTCAGCTGGTAGGCCGCCATGCACTCAACTCGTGACAGCGGTTTAGTGGTCCATTCTTTGATGTAGGTCTCTTTCCCAGCTACGGGAACAAAGGTCCACTCATCAGGGAAGACACCACGGCGAAGCAGCTCAATAGCTCGTCCTTCTAAAAGGGCCGAGTTATTGCCTTTGGTTTGTTCGTCCATTAAGGTAGATAGAAGCAAGTGAAGGCCCTCGACCCTCTGCGTTCAGCGGGGGGTTTTTTCGTGGGCGTGTTTCACCGTAACCAGCTTCCTGAGCCGCTACAAGCGATGTGAATGAGTCCGGTGAGACTCATACTTTCCTGCGGAATATCACCAACAGCATTGACATCCTCATACCTACCCCCTACCATCTGCTCACGAGGCCGGATCCATCCGCGCCTCTGGCACATCACCCACATTTTCGGGATTTCGCCACATGTCTACGTTTCTTTCTGCCGCTGCCATTGAGGAGATCTCCAAGGAGTCTTCCGGCTCTGGGCGCTATTTGAACCCCGCCAAGATCACTGAAGAGGTGCGTGTTCGCTTCTTCGGCTCTGGTGTTACCGGTTTCGAGGCTTGGACGGTCGATAACAAGCCGGTTCGCTGGGAGAGCAAGCCTGAAGAGCTGCCTTCAAACATCCGCCAACAAGAGGGTTACCAAACCATCAAGCGATTTCTCGCTGGTGTGGTTTACGACTACTCAGCTGGCGACTTCAAGATTCTGCAGATCACGCAGAAGACCTTGATGGATCAGCTCTTTAAGTTCATCTCTGATGCGGATTACGGTGATCCAACCGGATACGACATCAAGATCAGCCGAACTGGTGAAGGCAAGAAAACCGAGTACACACTCGTTGCTGCACCACCGAAAGACGTAAAAGCTGACATCCGTCAGCGCTACGACGATCTGAAGTGCAACTTGTATCTCCTCTTTGACGGAGAGGATCCCTTCTCCGAAGCCTGACCCATTAACGGGGGGCTACGGCCCCCTTTCTTCTTTCTCTCCCAATGGAAACCACCAAAATCCTCGGACGCAACATCCGCTTTCACTTATTCCGCACTCAACTGACGCTGCGCGAAGTCGCCGAGGCCTCAGGGATCTCTTCTTACTCCCTGGGCCGCATGGCTAGCGGCAAGACCAAGCTGATCGACCCGAACGTTCTCGCCGATCTCATGCGCGTCTTCAAATGCGACGCCAACTCGCTGCTTCTACCGATCGAGGGCGTCCCCTATGGCAACTGATCTAATCCGAGGCTTACCTAAGTACGAACCCATCCGCTCGCACCATGAAGGTGAGCGCAGCTATTCCACACCGATCGGCGAATGCCGCTCTGTGACCACAATTCTTAGCGCCACTCGGGACGACTCCGGCCTGCAAGCCTGGCGTGAGTCAGTCGGAGAGGCCAAAGCTGACTTCATCTGCAACTTGGCCAGCTTTCGCGGCACCCGTCACCACGACTACGTGGAGCGGTTCCTGATGGATGGCACCGAGCCCGAGTTCGATTTTCTCAACACGCCTTACTGGAAGAGCACCCGCGACTTTCTGCGTCGTGTGCGCAAGCCTCTTGTGTCAGAGGGAGCCATCTACCATCCGCTCCGCTACGCAGGCACCTTCGACTGCATCGCTTACTTAGACGACGACGGCGAACAGCCTTCGCTCTTGGACTGGAAGACAGCAGACAAGCTGCGCAATCCCGCCAAGATGTACGAGTATTCGCTGCAGGTTGCTGCGTATGTCGCAGCTTCCAACTACGTCTACAAAACCCACGGTCTGGACATCAAACGAGCCTTGATCGTTGTGGCCATCCCTGATGAGAAGCCTCAGATCGAGGAGCTGTCGCCGCGCAAGCTCACGCAGTACATGCAGCACTTCGAAGCACGGCTCAGGCGATTCACCCGAGCACGCGCATGACTGAGCACACACCAATCCACACTTTGACGACCAACGTCATCGGTGGCGCCTCTCTTATGCAGCACGCAAATGCCTGCGGCATCGACGGAACCGAATTAGAGGATCCAGACAGCCCGATCACCTACGAGCTCTACACCCACCTCACGACCGAGCTTGGCCTCGATTTCGAGGTGACCGCATCTCACGTTCTGCTTTCGATCGTCCATCTACTGCAAGACGACGAAGTGCGTACTTACAACGTGCAGCGCTTAGCGAAGATGCTGTGGCAGATCCTCGGAGATCCAGACGGTAACGGCGATGAGCCGCCCGCTGTTTACACCGAGGCCGGCAAGGCTATGTACGCCTGGATTCTTGTCCTGCTTCATCCAATCAAAATCCAAAACTGATCATGCTCATCGGTATCTACTCATCTACCGCTGGTAGCGGCAAATCTTCGATTGCCGGTCACTTGGTGACCCACTACGGCTTTACCCATTTGAGCTTTGCCGAACCGCTTAAGGCGATGGTCGGCACGCTGCTGCGGGAGTTTGGCTACAGCCTGCAGGATGCGCACCACATGACCCACGTAGCCAAGAGCGCGCCGATACCCGAGATCGATGATCGCCTCGATGCGCGCCATCTTCTTAGGACGCTTGGCACCGAATGGGGCCGCGACTGCGTTCACCCTGAATTGTGGCTTCGCTGCTGGACTTTTCGCTATATGCAGCTACAACTGCAGGGAGTTGAGCGCGTTGTCGTAGACGACATGCGTTTCCCGAACGAAGCTGCGCTGCTTGACCGCTTTGGTGGGCAGCTGTGGAAGGTAAACCGCCCCGAGGCTGATGCTGGTACAGCGCACCGTTCAGAGGGAAGTTTGGATCACCTTACTTCTCTAGCTGACCCAGAGAATGATTACTCTATTGGCTTTTTGCACACCATAGAAAACGATGGCTATTTGGATGAGTTAATCGCTGAAGTTGATGATATTATGTCTTTCACTAACTTTGCTCTTTCCCTTTAATGGACTCACAATTTCTCCTCATGCTTCCTCAGTACATTCGGCTGGCCACCAGCGCCTCAGCTGAAACAATCCGAAACAACAAATTAACCAATGCCTACAGCGATACTTACTTCAAGATCGCGCGCCAACAGGGCCTAGCGCATGCACGCGCTTGGCTACTGGGCTCCCTTATTCGAGATCTGCACACTGCTTGAGTTGCCCTCACCATGGCGGATCCCATAAGTCAGTATCTAAATGACATCGCGCGTCACCCGATCTTGTCGCGCGAAGCTCAGCTGCGCCACGCTTACCGAATCCGAGCTTGGATCTTTTACGTTCCACCAGGCAGCACTGAGCCCGATCGAAACGCAGCACCTCCACTGATCGAACGTCGCGGCAGGCGATCACTCGACGTGATGGTTCGCACCAACCTGCGCCTGGTGGTTCACCTAGCCAAGCGGTATCAGAACCGAGGCCTTGAACTCAACGATCTAATCCAAGAAGGCAGCTTGGGGCTTATCCGCGGAATCGAGCTATTCGATCCCACCCGCGGCTACGCCCTGAGCACCTACAGCTACTGGTGGATCCGCCAATCAATCTCGAGGGCGATCTACAACTCCTCCCGGACGATCCGCCTACCGGTGAACGTCCAGGACAATGCCTCGAAGATCCGCCGAATGATCAGCAACCACACTGCGATCACTGGCCGGCATCCAACACTGGAGGAGATCTCGGAAGCAACCGAGCTCGAACCGTCTCGGATCACCGACACCCTGCATCAATGCGCTTTCACCGATTGCCGCTCTATGGATGCGCTGTGTCACCTGACTGACAGCTCGATTGCCGATGTGATTTCAGCCGAAGATCCAACCGAGGCCGAGTCTCCCGAGCTTGCTGCGTTATCTGCTGAACGCGAAGCGAAACTCCAGGAAGCGCTTAGCCGGCTGCCCCCGCGTCAACGCCGTCTTGTGTATGCGGTGAACTTCGAGCAGGCAACGTTTCAGCAGGTAGCGAACGAATTTGGTATATCAAGAAGCCGTGTATCTACACTTTATCAACGCGCACTGCGTCAACTAAGAGGAAATCTCAACTGCAGCTGGGAAGCTTTTGAGCGTTGAAAGCCGTACATACATATACATTTTTTCTAGGCCAGGAAGTGAGATGTACAGATGTACCCCCGTCTCACCGGGACGCAAGGCGAGACCAGGGTTGAGATCGCATGAGACTCACAGCCGCTTGGTGAGTCGCATGAGACACAGCCAAGACGCTTGACCCTTGCGTCAGGCCGTGCCATACTGGATCCACGCGCGCACATCATGCGCGTTTCCGTTTGTTCAGGCAAGCCGTCTCGCGTCTCGCCTTGCGTCTCAAACGCAACGAGCGGATGTCTTGACGCTTGCGCCACTAGGTGCAATCATTCATGGCATCGGAGAACAGCCGCCCCGCGGAGCCTAGGCCTAAGGCCAGCTCCCCGCGGCTGTGCGCCGGTACCGGCTCCGGCCGGTTACTTGACGGATCCCCAGATCTGTGCAATCATTCTTCCAGTTGATCAAGCCACCAATGCATTAACAACACAGCGCAGCCGATAAAGCGCGGCCGGCCGGGCGGTTCCCGGAGTTGTCAGCTAAGCCACGGCTCTAGAGCACCCCGAGTGCGATGGAGGCTACCGATGGGCTGCAGCGACGCATCCTTAAATCCCTGAGGGTCCGATCACCGTGTCGGGCTACAGCGAACAAGGGCAACACTTCCGCCTCGGCTATCACGCCGAGCTGTAGCGGATGAGCCTGGAGTAGTTACGAAATCACGGGAGGGGCACGGGGTGCGTTAGGTGGAGAGGCCGGCGATAGGCCAGATTCCACCGAGAGCGAGCAGGATCCTTGCGCGGTAGGGGCCGGACTTTGTGAGATATCAAGCGAGCGCGATTCTGCAGTGCGCTCGTGCTAGCGGTTAACCCCGCTAGTTAGGTGCGCCAGCCCCTTAACGTCTGGCCTGCAGGCATGGTGGTTCTGATCCACCCGGTGCTAAGTCCCGCTGACTAGTAGCGGTCGCAGCGTGCCGACCGTGGCAATGGGCATTCGGCTCTGCCTAGCACGCACAAACCATCTCCCCCAGAAGTTCCCCCTGGCGCACTGCGTCCGGGGGTCTTTTGGCTGAGGTGCTTTGCATCTCTATCCCTCTAGCTGTGAGTTTCAGCCATGCGTTTCGACTCTCGCCGGGCCACCTGCCCCGGCTACCTGGAGTTCATCTGGCGCACCGACATCGAGCGCCCCGCGGGCACCAACCCGCAAGCCATCGCCTACATCACCGAGATCGACGGCGCCTTCCACGGCTGCTACGGCATCCACACCGTGGCTGGCCGCACCGTCCATGCGGTCAAAACCGAACTGTTCTCTCTCATCGAGGCCGGCCAATGATCACCGAGCACGCCACCCCCGAAGACTTCGCCAAGTGGCGGAGCCACGCAGAAACCCTCTGCACCGTTTCCCTGCGCTACGTCATCGCCGACTGCCGTTCCGCGGCGGCCGGCTTGCGCCATAGCAACCCCATTCGTGAGGGCTACTACGAGGACCAAGCCTTCACCTACGCCGACGAACTCGCCCGCCGCAAGCCATGACCGCACAGCTTCCCATCCACCCGGAGGACTTCGACGCCCTCCTCAAATACTTCGCCCGCGCAAACCAGTTCCACTACGACGGCTACTGCACCGAGGACGAGTTTGAAGCCGTCCAGGAGTACATCGACCAGATCAAAGACCTCGCCCTGAACTACCGCCAATGAAAACCCACTTCAACAACGTCTTTCAACCACCCGTCACCCCCGATCAACTGCGCTCCGTAGGTGTGGACCCAACCGACCTCTACTGGTCACCAACATTCCACAGCTGGATGTTCTGCGGCCCCCTGGCCGCCCAGTACCCCTACGCCACAACCGGCGCAACCCTCGCCCGCCTCGGCCTCACTCCGCACCCCGACGCCTGACGCACCCCCGGAGCCCTTCCCTCGCGGTGGGCTCCCTGGGCGCCTCGCGCCTCATCCCTCTCAAGCTGTGAGTTATCAGCCTATGGCTAACTACATCGCCTCAGCGCGGTCCAACAAGTTCCGCGTCAAGGACATCGCCGCGCTCGAAGCCGTCATGCCATCCGACGTAGAGGTCTGCGTCGAATCCATCCCCGACAACGAGGTCTGCCTGCTCGTCACCAACTCCGACGGTGGCGGCTGGCCTTCGATGATCTACGACGAAACCACGGACGACCACATCGACTGGGATGTCGAGTCCGCCGTCGCCCCGCACCTCCTCGACGGCCAGTGGTGCGTCATCAAGGAAGTCGGTGCCGAGAAGCTGCGCTACCTCATCGGCTACGCCACTGCTTTCAACAACAAAGGAGAGGTAATCACCATCTCCCTCGATGACATCTTCACCGAGCTTCCCGACGGCGTGTCTACCTGCGACTACTGACCCAGCTACGGCTGGTTTCATTACGAGCTCTAAGTAGAGCTCCTTCGCTCATCCACTTCGCTACGTCATGACCAACTCCAACGGCCTCATCCTCTACGAGGGCCCGTCCCCCATCGACGGCGCTCCCATCGTCTGCATCATCACCGGTTTAACCGAGCACTCCGGCAACGACAAGACCGGCACCATGCTCCAAACCTGGATCCTCCGCCAGGACATTGCCCCCACCGTCGGCTACCGCGACGGCTCCAACGTCTCCGTCTGCGGCGGCTGTCACCACTTCACCCATAAGACCTGCTACGTCATCTGGTATCAGGCACCCCTCAGCGTCTGGCGCTGCTACAAGCGCGGCAACTACGCCCGGCTGACCGACTACGCCGTCCTCGACGGCTTCGACTTACGCATCGGCTCCGCCGGCGACCCCTACTGCGTCCCCGAGTCCGTCTGGCGCGCCTGCCTGACCCGCACCCGCAACCACACCGGCTACACCGCCCAATGGCGGCGCACCGACGCGCAGGGCTACCGCGACTTCCTCCAAGCCTCCTGCCACGGGATGCGCGACTACCTCGACGCCACCGCCCACGGCTGGCAGCCCTACCTCGTCGTCCCCGTAGGTGAGCCCCTCCCTGCCGGCGTCACCCTTTGCCCCGCCTCCACCGAGGCCGGCCACGTCACCACCTGCTCTGCCTGCCACGCCTGCGATGGCAGCACCGGCGCTTACGGCATCCACGCCCACGGCGCATCCGCCAATCGCTTCGCCCTACGCAACTAAGCCATGACCCGCTACCCCTACCGCCCCCACCGCTCGCGCCGCCGCCCCACCCCGCCGTGGATCCGCGCCGAGCACATCGCCGGCGTGCTCCTAGGCCTGGCGCTCGCCGCTATGGCGATCGACCACGGCTATCAGCGCCCAACGCAGACGCTACCCCCCACACCCACTGTCTTCCTCGCACCATGACCTACTGCCCTGACCCCCGGCCGCTTTCACCACCAGACCCCGAGCCTGAGGATCCGCCGATCCGCGTGTGGCATTTCCTTTCTGAGGATCTCGAGCACGAGCACTGGGTTGAGGATCCCGCCGAAGTCGGCCCGCTACTGCAGGCGTTCGACAACCTCGGGATCACGTACAACATGACCTCTTATGTGGAGAGATCGCACTAAACCGCGATCCTCTGCTACTTTACTTGCGTTCTTCACTAATTCATGCGTAACACTCGCTCCTACAGCCCAACCGGCGCCATAGGCAAGCGCCTTACTGCAGCACACGAGCTGCAGCTGCAGGTTCAGCAGCTGACTGCAGAGCTCACCGCCCACCGTGTGTGGTTGTGTGAGCGGATGCAGCGCCTTGACATCGACCGTATCGAGCAGGGCGATCTGGTGGTGACCCGTAAGGTCCGCCACCGCTGGACCTACACCCCCGAGACCGAGATCTCGATGGATGCGCTGCGCAAGCTGCAGCTACGCGAGCAGGCCGAAGGCCTGGCCGCTGATTCGCCCACTGTTTATGTCGCCCTTTCAACCCGAGTTTCCCAATGAGCTACACCCAGCTGACACCGCACCAGCGCCATCTCACGGTTGAGTCGATGGAGATGCACGGCGGCGGCTTTTGCCGAGCCTTAGCGCATGCCTGGTACAAAGCGGATCCCCGCAACAAACAGCGGATAGAGCGTGCGTTTAGCGACATGCTCGAGGATTTCGCGCCCGGCTCTGGCTTTTACATCGGAGAGGAATGATGCCTGAACCCACTGTTTTCCCCACGGTGCATCTCAACGGCACCAGCCGCGAGATGCTCTCCGCGCGCTACTTCAAAGCCTGGCGTGAGCTGAACAACGCCATCGCCGCGTTTAACGCGATCGAGTTCAACTGCCGGGACTACTACGTGCAACCCGCTGGCGCCTGGGCGCAGGCCACCACGGAGCGCACCGCGGCCGGCCGCAAGCTGCAGGAGGTCAGCAACTACCTCGAAGCCCACTTACTCCACCTAGGCGAATGAGCGACCCCGCCTTCAACCTGGCGCAGCTCGAGCGCTGCCCCAACTGGTACGAGCACCTCGGCGCCGTCGAGGCTGCCATGGCCGAGGACGATCGCATCGCCAAGGCACGCAGCGCCGCCGGCTGGGAAGCCGACGAAGGCGGCTGGTATTCCCCGTGCGGCATTTCCGAGATCGATTGGGAGCACGAGCACGGCTATCCATTCCCGGAGGATCCGACCTACCAGGAATGGGCAGCAGAGTTCTACAGCGCACCTACAGTCACTTAGTCAGTAGGTGCTGCCATGCCCCCGGTAATTGTCTTCGGCCTTACCTGGATGTTAGGTATGCTGTTTGTCACTATTTACCTGACACAGATAGCTAACTGACCCTACAAATCCAACTCTTAATTGATTCCAATGACTTACAGCAACGCTGTTTCCCAAGCCTACGCAGCCGACGGCCGCGGCCCAGCGGTTTACGGCAAGTACCGCGAACGCGGCTACACCGTGAACCCACTGACCGCTCAGGTGGGCACGATTGTCCCCGAACGGTGCACAGCTTCAGAGGCCTTTGCCATCGCTGGCCTTGATTGGACCGCTGACCGCCGCCCGGTGACGTTCATGGGCGCCGACGGCCCGGTGCAATCACCCGAGCACGTTGCGATTGTCCGCAGCGACACTGATGCGCTGCTGGGAATCCACGGCGCGGGCTACACACCGGTTCAGAACGATGCGCTGGTGCGGATCCTGGACTATTTGCACGAGGATGCCACGATCGAGAACGTGCTCTCGCTACGCGGCGGCCGCAAGGTGTTTGCCACAGCGACCATCGACACCGAGAGCGAGGTATTGCCTGGCGACACGGTGCGCCGTTACTTGCACCTGTTCAACTCCCACGATGGGAGCAGCGGCTTCGGTGTGTTCTTCAGCGACATCCGTCTGCGCTGCGCTAATCAGCTGTCTTATCTGACAGGCAAGGCTGCAGGCGCTGCGGTTAGCAAAGGCGCGGGCCTGCGTGCCCGGCACACTGCATCGGTTACGCAGTTCGCTGAGCGTCTGCCACAGCTGATCGACCTAGAGCGCCGTAGCTTCCGCCAATCAATTGACGAACTGCGCGATCTGACTAGTGTGCAGGTGACCCAAGAGGTCGCCCGCCGTGTGCTCGAGGCCACTTACGCCGACAAGCTCGCGGTGCCTTACAAGGACAAATCAGGCGCCACACGGCCCCGCACGATCGGCGATCTTACCGAGGTCGACACGGTCCGCAGCCACTTTTCCGGTGACACCGGCTATGGCATTCGTGACCTAGCCGGCTGCGCTGGGACGCTTTACGGGTTGTTCAATGCGATCACGCAATGTGAGACGCACAACCTGGGTCGTGCGAAGGACGAAACGGAGCGTGCCCGCGCCCGTCTGGAGTCGCTGTGGGGTGGCACATCAGCCAAGCGCATCACCCGAGCACGTGAGGCATGCCTGGCGTTGGTTTGACCTTGTAGCTCCTCTCTAGTGTTAAGCAAACTCCTTTGCCGAATGCAAATCCCTGACAATCCTGAAGCCCTGTTCGATCAGCTGAGCGACAGCAGCGTCAGGGAGATTTTTCCCAACTACGACAGCCTGCGTCCGCGTCACCGCAAGCTAGTTCACCTGCTCCACACGGAGCTAACCAAGGGTGAGCTGAGCGATGCGTCGTTCATGGACACGATCGCTTTTATCACTGTGCTTTGGCGTTGCTTTAACCGGACCGCCTGCTTACAGATGGAACAGCTGATCGAGAACAACGACGAGCTGGAGACGCAGTGGATCAACGCTGCCCTGGACTACGCCCGCGTTGAGCAGTTCATCGACTCTTGCATGAACCTTTATGACTCAGCTCCCGATCTGACCGAGCTTGATGGGGAGAGCACGTACCACCTCCACCGGAGGTCGTCAGACTGATAGAGCCGGTTCGCGCCGCTCGCTGACCGCCTCCGGCCAATCTCTTTTTCTTCACGGCGCTGCCGTTGCTTTCGCATGTCTTCTGCTGCGTTTGCTTTGTATGACTTGTGCAACCCGGTAACGGGCATTGTGCTGTATCGAACCTATGCCACTACAAATGAAATCCTGAATGCCAATGCACGCCTCCGAGATCGCGGCATCACAAACCGGTACTACCCGGCAGGCACGTACCACGCGCCTTTACTACACGATCCGCGCTGAGCACGGATACCTGGCTGCTTCTCATAGCAGTGAGGGTCCACCGATTGTGGTGCTCCCCACTGCTGAAGGCGCCACTCGCTTCATCGACTTCATTACTGCCACGCGCCGCGCCGCTGCTTTGCAGCAGCTTGGCTGGCGTGATCTACGTGTAGTCGCAATCGAACTTCCTATTAAGACGCAATGACGCTCCCTGCATCCCGCTACCAAGCGATGATCAAGCGAGCCGAAATCCACTATGCCCGTCAGGGCTTTGTTAAGTGGTCGGATCTCGCTTTTGAGCTTGGCGTTAGCCGCCAGCGCATTTTGCAGATGATGCAGCAAGCGGTCTGCCTTGGCCATCTGACCGAGGACGATCTAGACCGCTACCGCTCTGAAGCTGCACGCCGTGCCGCCGCGCGTACCAATGAGGAACTGCGCCGCGGCCTTAGTCGACTGAAGGTGAGCGTCGTGCTTACCCCCGAGAACCTCGAGTGGCTTAGCAAGACGCACGCCGATGCGCCTCACGGCACAACAGTCGGCGACCTGATTAACACCGCAATCACCCACTACCGGAACAACAACGATGTCTGATGAGCGTTTTTGGAACACCGTGCACCGTTACTGCGCGGAGCTTGCCCCTGTGGTTGGCCCGATCTTCGGAGCTGCCGCTGACTTAGCCGGAGCGCTTGATCGCGCCGGTGCGGCGAGTAACACGCCTGCCAGGCTGCCTGCAGCCCCCGAGGACGACTGACTTACCGCTTTGCACTCCCACACCGACCCACTGACCCTTGCTGATGAGGCGTTCCTCGAGCGCGCCCACACAATGTGCGCTAGCAAGGTGCCTCACTTGAACCGCCAATCGGCCATCGCGCATCTGAAGCGCGGTGGCTATGCGGGGACACCGTATGCCTGTCCGCTGTGCGGTAACTGGCACACGACGACGTATGACCGGGCCGCAGCTAAGCGCTTTTCTCGGCGCTTGTCTCGGCTATTACGCGATGAGACTGCCTAATGAAGCTGTATCAAGCCCGTTTGCAAACTATGACTGTTGCCGTCATGGCGCACGATTTAGAAGACGCTAAACTCTGCCTACAGGAGACTTATCCAAATCAGACTATTCTTAGTTTGATTATTGCTCCTGAATGGTTCGAGACACCCGAAGATCAACTTTAAGTATTCACCGAGCATCACTTAATGAACGAAGCAACCCGCCTCGATCAGCAACGCGCTGACATGATGGAAGCGCTTTACGTGGCAAGCGGCCGCACCTGCAGCACCTACACAGGTTTGTGGGAGGAGTTCTGCTACGACATCGCGGCCAACTTCCGCGACACGTACTACCCGGATCTGCTTAACCGCGTGGTGCGTGCAATGGACGCCACCGAGTCTGTGATGACGCAGAAAGCAGCGCAGCAGGCCATTGAGGTGTGCCGTCAGCAGCTGCTGGGAGACAAGTGGCGATGAATTATCACGCTCTTGCGCTGGAGCTGACCGAGCGCCTCTCCGAGCACGTTCCCGCTGACGATGAGTTCTTGCGTTACGTCCGCCGTGTGCTGACGCCACCAGTTGGCTGCGGCTTTAAGCGTGGCGAAAGCAATCCAGCAAATGTATTAACAGCGGACAACGTGCGCGAAATGCGCCGCCTGCGTAGCGACGGCCTTACGTTTGGTCAGCTGTCTATCCGCTATGGAATCAGCAGCAAACAGTGCTGGCGCATATGTAAAGGTCAGCAGTGGGGCTGGGTGGAATGACTAAAGCCGACGGCGACCAAATGTGTGCCAACTGCCTTTATTGGCGCGAGCCGGAGTGCCGTCGACATGCACCTCACCCCGAGAACGGCAGTCACGCTCTATGGCCCTCTACGTGCCCCCAAGACTGGTGCGGCGAGTGGGTGTCTTACACGAAGGACCATTATGACTAACGCTGTCGTTCTCAGCCGCACCGATCGCGATCACGGCTACATCGAGACCCTCCAACCCGAGCGCGGTGAGATCTATTACCGCAGCTGCGTGGGTGGCGTATGTCGCTATTCGAGCGATTTATGGCAGGCTGAGATGTACTTAGATCAGATGCTTAATCCCTGAGCCATTCAGAACAAATGACTGACAATCAAGTTCCCTTTTACCGCTCTTATTTGCTTCACAACAAAAACGTTTTCCTAGACAAGCTTTCCGAGCTTTCCGACACCGAACTGCACATGCTCAACATTGAGACCAAGGCTGCACTGCAGGATGCCCGCCATGAGTTCGACGTTCTAGAGAACAAGAATTCCCCCGAGGCCGGCCCAATCTTCCGCCGTATGAAGCTTGCGGGCTACTTCCAGGCCGCGATCAAGCTGGAGATGGAAGCTCAATAGTCCTTCTTGAAATCCTGCCTGACGAAGATGGTTGACTACAAGTTTGTGCCACCGCCGCACCTGCTCAAAAAGTTCTCCGAACAAGCACGAGAGGACAGTCAAAAGCGCGGACGCCCTGGTTACTGCAAGACGTTTGCCAAGCTCTGCATCGACTGGGCGCTGAACTCCAAATCATCTCCTAATAATCTCCAAATTGGGAGTTCCGACATCACGCCACCTCCAGAGTTGGAAAAGCAGTGGTTTGCCGCTTGGGAGCGCGGTGATAATGAAGAACTTTCTTTCGCAGATTTTGTTATTCCCCGTGCCGCAGCTTGGGGCGCAGACCAAGAGCTAGAGGCGTGCTGTGCGTTGCTGGATAAGTTCAACGACGGTTTTTGGTGCGAGGAACTCCGCGCCGCCCGCCGCCCCAAGCCGCCGAGCTTGAAAGAGCAGGCTCTCGCAGCCGCACGCATCGAGCTAAATCCCGATGGCAAGAACGGTGCTCTTATCATCCACGCCCTTGAGCAACTTCCCGATCACTGTTAGTTATTACCACTAATCACCCATGACCCAACAACACCCAGCCCCGTTTGAAGACTTCTCCACCGAACTTCAAGATCCTTGGCCTGTGGTCGAGCGCTTGCGCATGGCGCTACGCGAGGCAGAACGCTACTGCCTCGGCGCTGAGAACACAACCGGCCATTGCATCACAGCCCTTCTTGAAATCCTGCCTGACGAAGATGGTTGACTACCTAGACGACAACGCTTTGTCCATCATCCGCCGCGCACTGGAGCAGATTCCCGCTGCTTCATTGTTGCCGGCGTGATCCGCCACTGGCGGCCGGAGCCCACTGTTAGTCCTGAATTCAAATGCCCCACGTCTCTCCACTTCTAATCACCATCCGCTCCACCGAGGACGGCTACTACCACTGGGAGCTCCACGACGGTCCTGATGGTGCTTTCACTTATGCGGGCACCGCCCCGTTGCTGGAGCGCTGCTTTGAGGACATCGTGCGAGCCCAGTGGAGCCTGGCCGAGAACCTCACCAAGGAAAACCTTTAGCCACCCCTTACGTGATTCTTTCCGACACCGAGATCAAACGCCTGGCCACCGAGGCCGGGATGATCACGCCTTTCATTCCAGGCCTAGTCCGCACGCGGCGCGACGATGTGCGTGTGCTTAGCTATGGCGCCTCGAGCTATGGGTACGACCTGCGCCTTAGTGAACGCGAGTTCTACACCTTCCAGGGGCTATACGAGCTCGGCAGTGACCGCACTGCGGTGATCGACCCGAAGAACTTTCAAAGCGCACACCTGGTTCCGGTGCCGCTGCGGTACACACCCGAGGGCGAGTCCTATTTCGTCCTTCCGGCGCATAGCTACGGCCTTGGCGTCGCCATTGAGCATCTGGCGCTGCCGCCCGACGTAACTGCGCTTTTCATAGGTAAAAGTACTTACGCACGCTGCGGCGTGATTGCCAATACGACCCCAGGCGAAGCGGGATGGCATGGCCACCTGACCTTGGAGTTCAGCAATAGCAGCAGCTCACCGTGCCGCATCTATGCAGGCGAGGGCATTGTGCAGGCGCTGTTCTTCCGCGGCGCACCATGCGAGACCTGTTATGCGACCCGTGCAGGTAAGTACCAGGACCAACCCGAGCGCGTAATAACTGCCCGCATTTGAGCTTGCCTTGCTTCAAAACAGGCGGTAAGTTCTCCCTATAGTATGAACTTATAGGAACCTTTAACCCTGTGGCAGATCGCGTTTACGGCCCGGATGGACTTAACGAAAGGCAGCGCATTGCTGCCACTTTTCTTGCGCAGGGAAAGACCATCCGAGAGACCGCGCGTCAGCTTGGAGTAAGCGAAAAGTCGGTCTACACATGGCGGCAGCGCCCAGCGGTGCAGCAAGCCATTGCCCGGATTCAGCAGGACCTGCTTTCCGAGACCGGTGGCATGAACATCAGCACAATTCCTGATGCCATCCGTGTTCTCGATGAGATCATCAATAACGACGACGCCCGCGCTGCTGATCGCATCGCCGCTGCCCGCACGTTGATGAGCGGTGCGCAGGCTTATCAAGAGCGCCGCATCCTGGAGCGCCAGATTGCTGACCTAGAGCGCCAGCTGCTGCGGCTTACGGCCGCCAATGACGCGGTAGCAGATGCACCATCCGCTGCCCCCGAGGACGACGACCTACTGCTGCCTTCTGCTGATCCTGCGGACTTCGAAAGCTGATGGCATCTGTTTCTAGCCTCCGCAAGCGCGTAGAGCGCCTTCAGACCGAACTAGCCCGCCGTCAAGCCCGTGCTGCGCTGTACGAGCCTGCTAGTCCTACGCAGGGGCAGCTCCCCGGCGTGGAGGCTTGGCCGTCGTTCGCACGACGCACGTGGATCCGCACGAGCGGCACGATCGCGCCCTTCGATCCGTATGCGTACCAGATAGATCTGATCCGTTCGATCAACGAGAACCCGAACACGCTGGTCAATAAGTCCCGACAGACCGGCGTATCCGAGACCGTATGCAACTACCTGCTGTGCCGCGCCCTCACCGAGCGTGGCTTTGCTGCGGTGATCTTCTCCAAGACGCAGCAGGACGCCTCCGAGCTTGGCCGCCGCGTGCGTGCGATGGCGAATAGCCTCCGCGGCGAGTCGGTGCGCTATCTGACTGATAGCACCACGCAACTCGCATTCGAAGGCCGCGGCACGCTGTATTTCCTGCCGGCGTCACCCCGCGCCGCTCGTGGTATCCCCAGCTGCTCCGTCCTCTTCATGGACGAGGCCGCCTTCCTCGAGGGTGCTGCCGAGATCTACCGCGGCGCTATGCCCACGCTGTCCATGGTGGGCGACGACGCCAAGGTGATCGTGGTGTCCACACCCGACACGGAGCTGGACTGGTTCGGCCAGCTGTGGCACGCGGACGAGGGTGACTGGAACAAGGTCGCCATCCATTACTCGCAGCATCCGATTTACGGTGCAGACCCCGACTGGGCACGCCGTACACGTGAGTCGCGTCGGATGACACTGGCAGCCTGGAACTCCGAGTACGAGCTCACCTTCGGCGCCACTGACACGCAGATCTACCCCACCGAGCTGGTTGCCCAGGCTTCCCGCGGCCACTGGCGGGAGTGCGGCTCCATCAACCGCACTTATGTGATTGGGGTCGACCCGAATGCTGGAGGCAACGACTACTTCGTTGCAATGGTTCTGGACGTGACGAGCGCTCCCTACGAGGTCGTCGGAATGTACCGAGAGAACGGCAAGAGCACCGATTACAGCTTGAAACATGTAAAAGCCTTAATTGAGGACTACATGCCACAGCGCGTAATTGTGGAGAAGCAGGCGATGGGCGCTGTTATCGCTGAAGCACTGCAGCATGTGCTGCCAAATTATGCCATTGAAACCTTTAACACCAGTCGTGCGTCCAAGACAGTGGCAACGGATCGAATTTTGTATTTGCTTGAGCGGGAAGAGCTGCTGTTTCCTGCGGGGATCATCGCGGACGAACTCCGAGCGTTTCAGCAACGCGAGAACGGCAGCCGCGAGGCCGCCAGCGGAGCGCACGACGACACTGTGATGGCGCTGGCTTTTGCCTGTTCGCTGATCCCGGAGACGCCTGCTACTGCGAGCTTCTTCGACAATATCTAGGCAGCTGCCCAGCCTTGCGAGTCCGCTTCAACCCAGAGTCTGATAGCGGCTTCACGGCGTGGCGACCAAGCGCTTTGGCGACGAAACCAGGCACGCCAGTCGAGCTCACTGCCTTTAGCGCGATTGCAGGCAGCGCAGCAGCACACCATGTTGCTGCGATCACTGCGTCCACCTCTGCACCGAGGGCGAACATGATCGAGCGTGTCTCCTGGTTTGCCGCAATAAGCGCAAAGGGACCCCCAGCTGTTGAGGATCCCTTCGCGAAATCTTTGCTTGGCCTGCCGCTTGGTTAGAAGATGTGGTCCATCGATTTGATGGTCAACCATTCCCCTTCAGGTGGCTGTTTCAGATTAGCGAGGGGAGGCTGTCAACCCCCATACAAGTACGTTACCGGGTGCAAATGTACGTTACCAGATGCAGCCGCACGTTACCAGATGCATTTTTGCGTTACCATATTCACCTGCATCTGGTACTACTTATCTATGACGCCATCCACAAAGCAGCTATTCTGCTAACAGCTCCTCCCCGAGCCCGCTTGTGCCATGACTACTGCATCCTCAGACAATTACCGGAATGACGGTGCATTAGTTAATGCCCTAACGGGTCTAGGTGTGCCGTCAAAAGATAAAACAACCGCAACAAGTGTCAGCTTTCAGACTCTGCTAACCGAGGCTGAACTCGAATCTCTATACACCAATGGCATCCCGCG